GTTAGAGTTAGAAGCAAGTACTAAACCGTCCAAATTATATACAGTACCATATCCGGTAACTTCCCAGCTTTCACTGGATTTACCCTCTAGTGATTTTACTCGGGCATCTATATCCGAAACTGTTTCCTTTATAGAATCATCGTTAGACTTGCGTTCTTCAGTTTCCTTCTCTACCAAAGATTTAATATCTTCTATAGCTTGGATACGAGCAGTCTCTTCCTTAGATAGATTAGCCGTAAGAACATTATCTGCTTGTTCTCTAAGAGTAGCTTCGCTGTTAACTTGAAGAGCAAGAGAATCGATCTTAGACTGGAGAACTGAATCTGCTGCTTGGCGAAGCTCGGTTTCTGTAGCAACTGCTCTATCAATCTCGGAATTAACATTCTTCAGTTGAGCCTGCAATTCTTGTATCAATGACAAATTATCCTGAATACGAGATACATTCGCATTGATGTTAGTTTCAGCAGTAACTACTCGATCCGTGAGTTCTTTATTAGCTGCAGTAATCTTATCATCTATATCTGTGTCCAGATCATCCAATGTCTCTTCTACCTGCTCTACTTTAGCCGAAAGTTGAGGAATATTATATCCCTCTAATTTACCCGAAACTTCTGTAGCAGTAGACTTAGCTTCAGAAGCCATAGTAGATACACTGGCTAATTGAGTAGATAGCGTTTGAATGGAGTTAGTGAGTGTAGTTTCTGCTGCATTAATCTTAGAGAGAAGCTCTGCATACTTAGAAGCCAAGTCTACAGAAATTGCAGAGTCTGCATCTTTACGATCTTGGATCTCTTGATTAAGCTGAGTAGCTAATGAAGCAAGCTGTTTAGAGATTGTAGCAGCATAATTTGGGTCATTACCCAAAGCTTCTGCCAACTCCTTAAGAGTATTAAGAGCATCGGGAGCAGAGTCAATTACTGCAGAAATAGCAGCAGATACATCATCTGCAGTTTGATAACCACTATCGTTAATCAGTTGGCTAACTTGGGTAATTTTATTTGCACCATACTCGATAGCTTCTAGCTTAGTCTTAAGGTATGTAGTAAAGTCTTCTTCTGATAGACCCTTACCTTCTACCTTATCAACCTTAGTATCATCTGCATCTTTACGATCTTGGATCTCTTGGTTGATTTTATCTTCTAGGTTAGAGTTACCAGAATTTACAGTAGTAGTAAGATTGGTGATCTTACTTTCAAGGTCTTTATCGGCCTGAGTTCTGGCAGTTTCTTCTGCATCGATATTATCCTGAAGAGTATGATCTGCCAGTGTACGGTTAGATACCTCATCAGTGATACGGTTACTCAAACGAGTATCTGCATCTGTACGGTTAGATACCTCATTAGCAACTTGCTCCTTAATTGAGGTATCTGAATTAGCTCTAGCAATAGCTTCTTCGTTAAGCTTAGTTTCTAGATTACTATCACCCTGTTGACGTTTAATGGATTCATCAGAAACTTCTTGTTTGATAGATAGAATCTTATTGTCAATTCCGGTTTGATAATCCGTTTGAGCTTGGCTAAGAGTATCAATCTTATTATTAAGGGTAGTTTCTTCGGCTTTTGCTCTTTCTGCTTCTTCAGATACTAAAGTTGCATTATCTTCATCACCAGACTTACGAGCTTCAGCTTCAGCATTGATTTCTGCCTCTAAAGATTCTTTATTAGCAGCTAAAGTATTATTTACTTCAGTACCAAAATCTCTAAACTCTTTTTGAAGAGCAGAGATAGTTTGAGTAACCGTGTCTACTTTCTCATCTAATCGATTATAAGTATTGGTAATTACTCCACTGAGTTCTTTTACTTTAGAAGCTAACTCAGAATTGGTAGAATTGATAGAAGCTTCTAGTTTAGCTTCAGCTTCTTTTGCACGGGTAGTTTCAGCATCGATAGCATCCTTCAATTCCTGGAGCTTACGAGTCATAGTACCGGCAAAGTCTGCATCATTATCCAGGGCTTCAGCTAATTCTTTCAGAGTATCAAGAGCATCTACTGATCCATCTACTAGATTATTGATAGCATCCTTGACTTCATCAATAGTAGCATACTGGGAGTCATTTTCCAATTGAGAGACTTTGGTAACTTTCTGAGCTTCCAACTTCTCATCGAATTGATCGACTACATCCTGTATCTTATCGGAGATTTCGTCTTTAGCATCTTGGAGTTCAGTAGTGTTTACTTTATCCTTAATACTTAACACGAACTGTTGGAACTCTTTTAGGGTCCCAACAAATCCTGCAGATACGAAGTCGTCATAATAACCTTGGAGAAGTCTTTGATCTACTTCTTCACAAGTGTAGTGTTTACTTACGTACATATTATAGGAGTATTAAATATTTTATAAATTATACCAAGGTCTTCCCAACGAAGTACTGACCATCGCTACCAACAAAGTATACGCCTTCTTTACCAGCAAATGCTTCTGGTATAGCGTTAGAATCGTTAGGATCTACATCACCTGCATCTTCTACATTTTCTCCAAGAATAAGACCACTAACGGGTTGATAATTCAATCTGAATATACAAGTGTAACCTATACCTGGATATGGTAAGAAAAAGTCGCATACATCTCCGAAGTAATCTTGATGACAGGTTACCATGTTTATACCCGTCATACTTCGGAACATGTTTACGGAACTACCCGATTTATTAGTTTCTATATGAACACCAGCAGCTCCGTTTATTACTACTCTGTTACTATCCCAAGCTTTCTTGCCGTCTGGTGTAGTAACTTCAGTAAATCTTAATATGATTGATTTTGCCATTATGTTTGAGTGTTATTGGTTTCTTCTACAAAACTTATCACTGAATCCTTGTCTCTTTTGAGAATAATCAAAAATACCAAAGCTTCATCTTTAGCCTGAGATACTTGAGTATCACCCGTTGGTCTATATGGTATACCATTAATGATAAACCTATCTTCTACCCAGTTAAAATCGAAATAACCATTATCATTGAGATAGCCATGGCTTTCAATATACTGTTTAGATATCATTATTGATAAGTTCTCATCGTCTAATTCTCCTGCGATTGTAGCTTTATTAATTGGCCAATTTCGGAAAGCATTATAATAACATAAAGCTTCTATAGGCCGTTTGAAATACTTTGGTATGTAATCTTCTCCATGAGTTAACATCTGATCAACATTCCTAGCCCAGATTATGGTTTGTCTTCCGGCATCTTGATCTAGAAAGTTTTGTATTATATTTTTATACCGGTCCCATGATTTATTGAGTACCCGGAAGTGTGGTACTTTGGTCATTTAAATAGAGTATTATCTCCACCCAATATTGGGTAGGTTGGGTTAGGACCATCTAGTTTATGAGTAACTCGGTGGTTAGTGACTTTAGGTGTAACCTTCTCTCCCACTCTGTTACATATCGGCAAGAATATCTCTAATCGTTCGGCTAGCATACACAGATTCTTTTTAATAGAATCTATTACTCCACCCGGTTGTAGAGCTTTATAATAGGTAGAATATAAGCTAGCGTAACTTTCGGAGATTTTATCATAGTACTGAACTTCGGTTGGTCCAGTAGTTATTTGCTTAATTCGATCGCCACGTGAATGTACTGAGTTATCATCGGCCTCTTCACTTAATGTAGCAATATTAGAAAGGAAAGCACCAGTACGGGCAAGAATATTATATAACCAAGTATTCAAGTAGTCCCATACTGCCAATTCCATTATTAATTGGTTCTCTAGTCCTTCATAATATAATTCATTAGAATATTCTTCTAACGGAATATGATGATTCACTAGAGGGTGAATATATAATTGCCATTTATTGATAAAAACTTGTTTATCCTTGATGGCCATTTCAGTAGCTAACTCTTCTGGTATATAAGCATCTATCAAATTATAGATACTACCTGTTAGATGAGTATGAGCTAGGGTATTAACTACAATGTCTGCAGAATAAGATTGAGTTTCTCCATCTGCATCAGTGTAAGAACAGATTACCGTATATATCCCAGATTGTTCGTATTCGTGTTGAGGGTTCCTTACGTTAAATTCTGTTCCATTATCACCAAAGTCCCAGTTAACCGGAGTTAAAACTGGGACTTTGCCAATAATTCTGAAGGAAACCCTTAGACCTGATACCTGGGTTACAAATCCAAAAGTTTCAGCCATTGAGTTTACGTGTTAAGTGTAAGAGATTATTCTTCTTCGTTACCTTTACCGAATTCTTGACAGATTACTTCGATAATGTCAGCTACTGTATCACCCTCTTCTATTTCGATGTCAAGTGATTTAGCCATAAGAGTTGCTTCTTCAAGCGTGTAAGTCTTAGCTGCTTTAGCCGGTTCTATACCTTTTTCGTACTGTTTGTTAAGACGAGTAAGAAGTTTTTCTATGTCTGATTTTGAGTACTTTTTAACTTCTTTAGTCTCGGTTACATACTGAAGGTGACCCGAATTCAAAGCACGCATTATACGACGGTTACGAGCTTGATTACTGTTAAGTTCTTTTACTTCGCCTTTAGCGATAGTAATACCAGTAGACTGGTCATGGAATGAAAGAGCATTTGCTCCCACTGTTACTTTGGTTGCCATTTCTGTTTATTTGTGAGTTTGGTTTTATAAAGCAAAAGAGGGGAGTTACTTAGAGGAAATAAAAGTAACTCCCCTCAGTTTACAATAGTTAGAGGTAGTAAAGAGCCGGTAGTGTATTATTCAAGATTAACGTTCAAGAACGGATCGATATCCATGAAGCTCGGGAAACCGAAGTTAGTGAATTCCTTCTTAGCATCGAGGATAACAGTAGCATCTTGATACATCTTAGAGAAGCCGGTGGTCAAGCTAGCATAAACTGCTTCTGTCTGATTTGATACTATACGTTCTGATTCAAGTTTGAGTTGCTGAGCAGTAAGCTTAATAAGAGCAGAAGTTGTATCGATAAGAAGAAGACCATTTTCGGGAGTTCCCGGGTGGATGTAGAAGTTTGCTTTGTTTGGGATCGGAGAATGAACGGTGAGTGTAGCTTCAGTAGTACCACTGTGGCGTTCTTTAAATTCGGGGAGATTAAGCATTTCGATAGCTTGGTCTTCACCACCAATAAGAGTAGTAAAGTTACGACCCATACGAGCTGCACGTACCCAAATATGAAGAAGGTCTTTATAGGTAATACCATTAGCCGTATTGTATACACCGATCATGGGAGCAGATTCAGAACCGTCCGGTTTATTACCATTGATAAGTGTATCCATAGCCAAAGTGTCCATAGCATAACCGAGCTGAATACCAAAGTCACGGAGGTAGATACCAAGAACATCGATTGAAACGTAGTTCTTAACCTCATCAGTAAGTTTAAAGCCTTTACCGATCTTAAAGAGAGAAACGCTCTTTTGACCGAAGCTTACATCACCAAGAGGAATAGTTTCTGCTTCATTTACTTTAGCAGGAGCAGCATCGCTCATGTTAACGAATGGCATGATCGCGCTAAGACCACTGATAGATTGATCAGAAGAAATGATCTCGG